TGTATCTTAAATTTAAACCCATAGTAAAATCTCCTTTTTATTAAGCCCTGCTTTTAGTTGAAGCATGTAAGGCTTGTGACCTAATCAACCTTACATGCTTTTACAAAATTAACCTTAACCCCAAAGTTTGCTTAAATCAGCTAACTTTAAAGTAACCATAGTACAGTAGTCTATAAATTCTTGCATTGTTCTATCGTTTTTTGTCACATTACATTTGCTACAAATAATTTGTATATTATCCATAGTCAAAGTATTCTCCTGATTAATTCTATCAAGACTAGGAGAACTAGAACAAGGACTACCATTCTTACCAATCAAACTCCAATCAAGTAAACAACCGCAAATACCGCAGTTAAAAGAAGAGTAGGCTAACGCAATTAATTCTTCTTTTGTAACTATAACAACGCATCCGCGACTTCTATGTCCGCACATAGTTGAATAAGCCCAATATTCTCGCGGTTTTTCTTTCTGTCGTTTAGATGTTTTTTCGTTAATCTTTTTACGGTTCTTTAGATAATAAATTTTGTGGTCTTCTTTACAGCATTCTTTGCACCAAGTTCTAAATCCATCTGCGTATCTTGGAGAAATACCAAACTCAGATATAACTTTAGTTTCTCCACAACGTGTGCAAGTTTTACCAGAAGATACTGTTTCAGCCATTTTTGTTATCTCACTTAATTGCATTAAAGCATCCATTAGTGTATTCCTTTCACTTTCCTAATTAAGTGGGAGAAGCTGGCGGAAGTACCAGTTTTCGGGTGCTACCCTATCTCCCACTTTATTCAACTTAACCCCATAAACGACACGCCAACTCAGGATATAAAGTTTTCAGACCATAAAGAATATCCATACGACAAATCTCGTCGTCAAATTCAATATCGTACTGTTTCACTATACGGATAGACATACCAGCAACCTGATCCGTTTCACGCGCACCCCAGACATTCGCAGGCATCTCAAGAGGCAGAGTTACCAGACAAAACGCATTAGGATGAAAGACAAGGTTTTGCGGATATGCAGTAGATTCCGTTCCAACGAAAGTCATTGCATCATTATCTACTGGAAGCGCATCAACGTTGTCATAAGCAAGATTGTCTGCACCAGCAAATACAATGGTCGGAGAAATAGCTAAAGTAGCCATAAGACTACCTACAGACGGCGTAGCTGCTGTACAAACCCAACGATGCAGATTACCAGTACTTACACCAGACATATTATTAACCTGGTTAACAGTTGCAACAGTAAAAATATCTCCATCTGTTACTGTGTTATTAGCTACATCCCAACCATCAGTTGCAAACGTAGTTGCTCCAGTTGTGGGCGCAGCAGGCCCGATAAGCGGAGTTGCACCAGCTGTAAAAATGCCAGTGGTATGATTCTTAATATTCTGATCCATATAAATTTCCAGATTCGCAACTGTACCAAGATACCCTTTAGTATGGATAGCTTCTACAGCCGGTCGAGCAAATGTACCTTTCAAACCATCTGCCAAGGTCCAATGTGCGGCAGGATTCAGAACTGCAATACGCTTTACATCCTGAGGAGCTGATTCCTCGTCAAGAACAGTTTGAGCATCACCAAGAACTTTAAACGTTGCAGGCGTTACACCTGGGGTTCCAGCATAGTTATAAACATCTTTATAAAGATCACAAAGATCGGCATCAACAGAGTTCGCCAATGCGGCAGCACCAGGAGCAATATACCTTTTGCTGTATTGTTCAATATCCTGTGTTAATTCAGCACTCGAGAATGCCCAAGATACATGCGACTGAGTACTGACAGTCAGGGTAGTTGAAGGCTCTGCAAGTTCTGTAGTAGTTCTTTCTCGGCCACTAGTTACCCTAAATTTATTAGGTTTGCGTATAGTAATTTGTTCACCAACTTTTCTGAACTCATTCTTATACGCTCGATAGACATGAGCTGCCATTCCAAGATTATTTGTTAACTGCATTAAAGCTTCTTTTGCTATAATACTTGGATTGAGTAATGAAACATTTGCTGATATAGCCATATTTTATCTCCTTATTTTGATTTCGATTCTCTCCAAGCCCTATATTCTTTCGGGTTCATATTGAGAGGATCTTTTTCAATAACCCCATCAGTCTTCACCGTTGTTATAGGCTCGGGAGCCTTTGTTACTTTTTTAACTTTCTTTTCTTCTTCCTTAGCCTTTGGTTTTTCTGACAAACCACCTTCAATATCCCAAATTTCTTTGGCTGCTTTTATTGTACTTAACTTAGAAATTCTTTCGGACTCATCTGGATTACTTGCAAGATAGTACATAATATCTTCTGCAACATCTGTGTCTAAAACAATCTTCGTCAACTCAGGACTGATAATGAGGTCTTCGTTAAGTACAACATCATTAAAGTCTTTGTACTTTTCTCTACCACTTTCCATCACAGTATCAAGCCCATCGTATATATCAAGCGCACCTTGCTTTTCACCCTTATCCTTAATTTCTTTAGTTACAGCCACTTGCGAGTCTTTAAACTTTTTGTCAATCTTCCAGTCTGTTAAGGCTTCAATGTACTCATCCTCTTCTTCAAAGTCTGTTTTTTGCGGCTTTTCTTTATCCGGGACTTTAGAAGATAACTCTTTTACTTTAGCTTCCGACTCGAGGTTTTTATCTACTGCAAAATCTCTTTCGCGTTCTGCTGTTCTAAGTCTTTTTGTCAGCGCGCCTATGCGTTTTTGGACGTTTTTTGAGTCCGTAGGCTCAACTTTTTGGCCTGGTTTAGAAGCAGATTCGTCTTTTTTCTTTTTATCTTCTTCCTCTTTTTCTTTCTTTTCTTTTTCCTCTTTTTCCTTATTTTCTTCTACTTTCTTCTCAGGTTCTACTTTCTTCTCTTCTTTTTTCTCCACAACTTCTTTCTCAGCTTCTTTTTCTTCCTCCTCCTTTGTCTTTACTAACTCATCTGCTTTGGTTTCCACTGGTTCTGTTGAATCCACTGACATCATGTTCGGATTATCTATCCCATTCACTACTACACCAGCTTCAATTTCCAAATTTTTGACTTCATCAATCGTCTTTAACATACCCATAATCAACCCTCCTTTGCAAGTCTCCTCAACTTGATGCGGGATAATCCCGAAGTTAAATGGTCATTATTTGACCTTTCTATCTCAATACCTAATCCTAAGCATTTCTTGTACTGTCTTAGAATCTCCGTCAAACATTTTCTTAATTGTGTTTTGTCTGTCTGCTCTGCGTTTAGTTTTAATCGCTCTCCGCCGTTTTCTTTCTTCTGTTCTTTTCTTAGCAAACGTTCGCATTTCTTCCTTACTCATTCTTTTCATAGAGTATTTACGTTTAGCCATTTTTACTCTCCTTTTTGTCTACTTTATCTTCTTCGGCTTTATCTTCTTTCAGCTTTTTATCTAACTCAAACTTAGCAACATCTATCCCTAAACCTTGCTGCAGCTGAGCTAATTTCACCTTCTCCTGCTCTAATTTAACTTTTTGCTCTTCAAGATTAACCTGACCTTCCTGTAACTTAATCTTTGCTTCTTCCAGCTTTAAAACTTCTTCTGGAGGAGGCGGAGGCTGCGCAGCGGGAGGCGGAGGCGGACTCCCAGTACGCTTGGCTTCTTTTTCAGCCTTTGCCTGCTTAATATCCGGAGGTAGCAAATACTCAAGCCGCTCAGAAACTTCCTCCGCCCCTGGCCAGTCCATAACCTTTGCATACAAATCACCAATAATTGGAGCAGCATCTGGATAATACTGAATAAACTCTGCCATTGATTGTCTAGCTTCTGTACGTTGTGTAGTAAAACTCGGGCCAACAGAAACTACTACGTCATATATTCCTACAGATGTATCGTTTAAAATTTTCTTGGTTCCATTTTCTTCTACTTCTTGATTAATGGTTTCAAATTCCTGATTCCCATCTTCCAGGCCCATACGAATTACTCTTTCAGTATCCAGAATCCCTGGTGCTACATCAACCAAAACCCTACCAAGTTGCTCAATTGACCTGGAAAGATTATCTATAAAAGCAAATGTTCCAACATCACCTTCTTTCTTTCGCTCAATAATAGCTTTTCCAGATCTCTCATTACTCTGCATTCCCAACGCAGCTTTTTGCAATCCTATAGTATCTCGCATCTCTTGGTCAGTAGCCTGAATTCTTTCAACCATTGCACTGGAAGCTACTGGAGGCTGTTCTCGCTTTGGCCACCCTGGAGCTTTTTCATCAAAATTAACCAAAAGATAAGGATAATTCTTTCTATGTGCTTCATTCCACTGAGTCTCATGCCCTGAAATCTGCTTCGGAGTAACCAAAAACGGTACTCTAGGCTGTAGTGTAACAACCTCAGTGTCCACAGAATTCCAATAATTATACATCCGCTGAGAATCCTTAGCATTTCTTATCAGCCCACGGATATGTCTTTTTCCTCCGATATTTATTTCCTTACCCCAAATAGGAATTACAGGAATATATTTCTTTCCTACCCACTCTTTATGTTCCAGTACTTTATCCCCAGAAACTAAATACCACATAATTTTGAAAGCATCAGTTTTTCTTTCTTTAACTTTAACATCGTCTTCTTCTAACTTATACACAGTCCTACCATCATCAAGCAGATAAAGCGTCTTCTCCACTGGCTCTTTTACAAAATACTCTGCAAGTCTAACAGTATCTTTTGTGCTCCAGCCTTCAACATATTGACTGCTGGCAGTATTAAATTCTGCGGGTACTTCTTTATACTTAGTTTCATACTCATCTCTGTTCATGTCAGTTATTATAATACAATACCTAGCATCTGAACAATCATATTCAGTATGTTCACCCCAGAAAATCGCAAGTGCATTATCTACTTTTTCTACATAAGCATCTTGATCAAACGAGGTATCAGTTACATACTTAGTAACAACTCTCAGCGCCCCGTAGCCACAAGTAACTGCGTGCTCAAATCCATGATCTATTGCTATGTCAGATTTAGAAATTTGCTGTACATGCTTAATCCAGCCGCCAAGTATCCGAGCAACTTCTATATCACCATAGGAGTCTACAGGTACAACCTTAATAGCCGGCCTGTTCATCCTCTGATCTCCGACAACTTGGTCAATAAAAGCCGGCATTTTGTTTATAGTTAAACAAGGCCTATCATCTGCAAGACGCAGATTTTTAATCTTTTCTGGCCATTGAGAATTTTCATTCCCTACAAATTCAAGATCATCTAAAGCAAGTTGCCTATTCTCACCATCATAATCTTTAGCTTTAGCCAACCTATCTTGAACCTCTTTAAGTATTTTACTTTCAGCATCCGGAGTCATATTTTAGCCTTTTTATTTACACCAACAGTAATCGTTTTATTAAGTAAACTTTTTATAGCTTTTTCCTGCGATTCTGCAGACAAAACCTTTTCATACTCAACTTTACTAATATTAGAATAGCGCCAAGTATTGCCACTACTAGATTTCACAGAAAGTTCTTCTTTGTTTTCATTATAGCCTAAAATTTTCATCATCTACTAAAACTATTCCGTCATTAGTTGTTATAATTTCTTTCATAATTACTCCTTAAAGTCCCATCCAAGACGTTGCATCATGCGAGTAATTAGCATAACGTCCAACATCGTAGTAATTTACCTTATCCTTTGAAAACACTCTAGTACTCTCATTTGAAAAATATTCTGTAAGACAAAGTGCATCAGCTATATTAGGACTTGGAATTCCTCTAGCCTTTAAATCCTTTTTAGACTCTACAACAACTCCACCATGAGAGTTAAACGCATACCTGACTGTTGCAAGCTCACTTGCTAATTGCTGTCCAAGTGTTTCTTGCTCCCCATGTACTTTAACATCGGGAAAAGAGTACTTACCTAAAAGACAATTATCTCTAACCTTACACCAAAGTTCATCTCTAAGCTTATGATACTTTTCAATATTACTCGAAGCCATTGTTACATTTACTTGATACAAATTATCTACGTTTCGTTTTTCAAGCCAATCAGCAACACCAGCTCCAACGCCGATCGAGTCTATCCCAATTCCATAAGCATCCATTTCTTGATAAGTTTGATTCACAAATCCACCAAGATCTATCGTATTCAGCTTTCTAAAGGTTTCCCAAGGATAAATTTTCAATCCTTTTCTAGGAAGAATAATACTTACATCATCCCCATATCTTGCAACATCTACACCAAGGTAAAGCGGCTCGTCCTCTGCTACCTCAAACTCGTTTCCAATACACTGCTGAGCTGTCCACAGCGGAATCAAAGTATCCTCATCTTGCAGTGGAGGATTTCCTTCTACTCTGATCTTGAAAACATTTGAGTCTATTCCGTATTTAGTTGCAAAATACTTAGGCATTGATGGATCTACATTAGAAGATTCTCTTGAGTCCCAGTGCAACTTAGCCCAATTATCTTTAACTCCCACATGAAAATGTGTATCATAAAAGTACCCAAAATTCTTAGTCATATTCCCAATTAAAAGAACTTTATTATCTGGTTGTGTCATTGCACCTTCCAGAGGAATAAACGTTGGGTCAGGAATTCCCGACGCCTCATCACAAATTATAAACAAGTGATCATCATGCAAACCAGCCAAAGTTTCAGCTTGTTCTTCTTTAGTTGCTCGAATTGAGGGAGAAATCAATCTCAACCACCACTCTTTCGGTGCTTCTTTATGTTGAATAGAATCTTTCCGGACTATAAACTCATCAGCAACAGGAGACTGTCGAAGCCACTTAGAAATCTCCGCAAGAAAAATGTCTCTCAACTGCCTGTTTGTAGGTGCAGTTACTATCACTTCTGCATAAGGTCTAGTAACTAAAAACCAGAGTGCCAGCCATGAAGCACTGGCGTCTTTGCCGCAATTATGAGTAACAGTAAAATCTCCAAGAACATATCGTCTATTCTTATCAACCACAAAACCATAATAATTATCTACAGCAAGCTTTTCTACTTTAAAGCCAAAATATAAATTTCCTCTTTGTTTATTCACAGAATAATTATATTGCTTTCTTTTTATTCGTGTTGGTACTAACTCAGTATTTCTTGATATAAGTACCATATAGTATATACCAGTCTTTTTTATTCCTTTATATAACCAAGATTTATTTACTTCTTTTATAGTAGCATGCATACCAACTGATTGACATAAAAATACAATATCTTCTGCTATACTTTTTCTTTTCTGTGTAATCTCAAACATTAAACCAGACTTAGTAATTGCATACCCGTCTGTATCTAACAACCCTGCAAGTAATAAAAGCCTTACTTTTTTTGAATTAAAAAGATACTCTTTTGGTATATGTTTATTTCTTATAAGGTTATAATATTCTAAACCTTTTTCAAAAACGTTTCCTATACCAAGCTTTTTAGTCACATCTGACTGAATTAAATTATGTGTTTTACCATCTACCATAGTACTTAACAACAAACCGTTTTTCTCTGCGTATATCTGCCAAACACCAATAACTTCTCTATCTATATTTACTAACTGAGCTTTATTATGTGTACCATCTCCTAACCATAAACCTAAAATATAAGGTGGAATTACAACAGGAATCTCTGGATAATCAATAGAAACTTTATAACCCCCAAACCTTTTACCAAGCGAAACTCGTTCTTTTATCATAGCTAAATACTCTTTTACAGAAATATCTAGCCTATCCCCAGAATTAAATTCACATTTACTTCCAGTACATACAATAGATAAAACATGATTTTCATTTACATCATAATAAGTTTTATCGTAATATTTTATTCTATACATTTGTTCTTTACCACGAACAAGATCTAAAACTTCTCTTGGTGTATTATCATCTCCCATCAAATAATCACCAACTTCAATATCCTCAACCATTTTAAAGCCGTAAGGGTATAAATGCACAATAGTCCCAGCTGCATGACAACCGTGCCCTGAGCGCACTGTTGTTCTTTTATTGTTCCCAACAACTTGCAAAAGTTCAATTTGTTGCTTACTCGGTGTAGCTGTTATGCAGTCGTTTACAAACAGAAGAGGACTTCTCTTCCACTCAGAAAGTTTCTTTATAACCGCAGGATTTATATCAGTTTCTATTTGCATAGTTTATTTATCAAAGATAGCATCTTTGCCTTCATCTTCTTCTATAGCATCCTTACTATGTCCAGGGTCTATCTTATCCAAGCCTATATCAATAAGCTTTGCTACAGGCCGTCTCCACGGTATCCTACCACCATACTTTACTTTCAATTTGCCAAGTCGGGACGAAATTGTCTCGTCAGGATCACCACCAACAAAAACATTTCCAAGCTGATCTATACTAATTAAGATATTGAGTAGATATTTACCTATCATTTCGACACCTTCCCAACGGCAAGACCAAATAACCCAGAAGCGATTGCTACTAATAATGTTGTATTTACTGGTTGTACCCACATATAGACAATAGCTATCACTGTGACCGCCAATATTACAGATTGTTTATCATCCATTCTCAAACCCCCTGTCCAGTTCATCCCGCTTGGTCGTGTTAGGATGAGACTGTATATGAATATGTGGCCCTGATCCAGCATCGTGTAGAATTGCACACTTTTTCTCTGGTCGCATAGGGTCATATACCCAAGTTTTATTTATGTGATCTACAATTCTTTGAGGTGAGTTAAACACCCATGAACGAATGTCTATTCCCCTGCATGGATCTGTACCGTGAACCCCTTTGTCACCTGGTCGCTTGCCACAAGTAATTACAATCCTATCCGGATAAAGACTATCCAGCCACATCATAATACGGCTTAATTTTAACTCATACTTATGTGCAAGGAGTGCCCATAATACCGACCTATCTTTAATTGAAATCATTTTTTAAGCCCCTGAACAGCCTTCTCAATAGCTTGCATATGCTCAAACGTTTCATCCTTGAGCATTGTTATTTCCGTCTTAATTGTTTTTTCAAGCCGGAGCGTCATGTTTTCTTGCTTCATTCCGCAATCCTTTTCTGTAACATATCCGGTTAACGACTCATCAATCTTTTCAGACTTTATTGAGATTCCTCGCCAGAATATTGCCAGCATCCCACCTATAATCGGGATTGTAAACCATCTCTCAGGGTCTCTCCAGGGCATTTTTATTCTCCAATCATTGCACACGCAAATTAGGGTTTGTCCAGATAACCACAGCATGTACAACCTGGTTTGAGTTGCCTGACTCGTAAATTTTATCAGATGCTCCTATTATATAAGCCCTCACTACAAACTTATATTCAGCACTGGCATCAATAGTTACAGTACAAGATGTGGCCGCACCATCGTAAAGTTGAGTTGTATAATCGTAGTCTTGAGCGTATCGGGCCGCATAGACTCGATACTGAACGTCTGTCTCCGTGTTCGTATCCCAAGCCAGCTTGACATCAGCGCTGAAAGCCGGAACTGTAAATAGTAAAATTGTCAAAATTAAAAGTAGCTTTTTCATAGTTTCCTCATTTCGTTTAGGTCTGTAATCCCTATCATTACAGGCCTAATTTGGCTTTCTCTGCCCGGCCCGCCTGACCAATGGAATAGATGTTGTCATAGATTGCATTGCCCGCACTTACGGACCCTGTAAACGTGCCGGTTGTGCCATTTATTGCTGCAGGAGTTGTATCTCCAATTACTACACCATCAATCGTCCCGCCAGTAATTTCTACACTGGTCTGGTCTATTCCATTTTGTACTACTCCATCAAGCCATAGTGTACTACTAAACGCATAAGAAGCAATAAATAGAATAAATAAAACAATAAGCTTTTTCATATCATTACCTCAACTTATAAATAATTTCAAGTCCATAAGTTACTTGACTTCCATTAGTCCAAGCAAAAACTAAACCAGACTTACCATCCAAAATCGCTTCTTCAGGAACATAAGTTTGAAATATATCAGTAGCAGTAGTCATATCTTGAATAAGAAGAACAGTATCATATTCAGCACCTAAATGCGAATCTATTGTAGCAGTAAAATCATTTGCTCCCCCTGCAGCTGACAGATGCAACCTAATAGATACAAGCTCAATAGACGAAACGTTGTTAGTTGGCATAGTCGGCATAGTAGCTGCTATATCACCAATTCCAGTAACATAATACTGCTGAGTAACTTGTATCTGAGGATCACCTTGAATAACTGTAACAGTCCCAGCATTTACAACTCCTCCAGGAACAGTATAAGTAAAAGTAACAAAAGCAAAAAACAAAACTAAAACTACTGACAACCATTTAAACCTTTTCATTTTAAATTCTCCTTTACCTTAGCGCCATTCCCATTCTTATAAGACCCCTTATAAGTGTAAGAACACCAAGAGGTGCATCTTCATAAAACCCAAATGAAGCAAATAAGTTAGCAATATTTCCAGGCGCTGCTGCTCCGTAAGTTGATGTATAAACTCCAAGTGTCGCTATTGCCACTGTGTCTATCCCATTATGAAGACTCATTTACTTTCCTTTTCCGTCGAGCTTTCAGCCAACGCCAGGTTCCAGGCGACAGCCAAACCAAAGGGGCCGGCAACATCTTCCTGGTCATTTCAAAGACAACCTCTTCCATGACTTCAATTTTTGCTCCGGCAATGGTTTTAAACATTTCAAACTGTAGTTGCTGTTTATTAAATCGATCACATTTTTGAGCAACGTAATGCACCATCTCATTACCCTTTGAACCGTAAGAACCATCACCTGGAAAAGATAGCCCTTGTTTCATTTCCATTAACGTGCTGATCAACCCGGCCCCGGCCATCTCGGGGGAAAACTTCTTTTTGTTAATGAGCCAGTCAAGAATCGTTCCGGAACTTCGCTCGATCTTTCTGCTCTCTGTCCCACCGTCTTTGTAGGGTTCCAACTGAACTTCAATGTCATACCCCTCTTTTATCTTGGCATAAATTTCTTTCAGCGTTAGCTTTTTAGCCATTTCTTAGTCTCCTATAATACTGCATTACTATATTGATAATTTTAATCGTTACATTCGGCGCATTTTCGAGATAGCCCATACTTGCGTAAAGATTAGCAATATTGGCAGGGGCCATACTCCCATACGTTTCTGTGTAAACACCGTGAGATGCAATCGCAACCGTATCTATTCCGTTTCGTAAAGCCACTCTGCCTCCTTACGCCCAGGTCGCTGCAATCCGTACCGTTGTGGTATCGTTGTCTGTGACCGCGCCTGACATTATATCTGCACCGTCTGCCTCATTTCTCAAGGCAACAACTCCGTCTGCATCTGTGATATTCATTTTGTTCATTAAGAAGCGGTATATTTGCGCCATCATTGTCTCGAATGAATGCGTTTGCCCGGTCAGCGCTTCGGTGGCATCCCATATCTCCGCTGCGGTTGGGACGGCAGCAATTGCTACTCCTTGAGCTTCCATCGAATCGGTAGTGGCTTTATAAAGCGTTGCATCCGCGCTTGTACTCATTAAATGGCCCATCACCGTTTTAGCAACTACAAAACTTTCAAGATCACCATCAGCATCTACACCCGTGGTTACTTTCAGAAGATGATCAAGATTAAACTCTTCAAGTATTTTTTTACAGGCAAGAGCGATATGATTTGTACCGTGTGCTGTGGTTCCGACATCAGCGGCGAAGGTTGCATTATTTATCGCAGCATCTTCAATAGAAGTCTCTGTGATAAAGTCCGCTGGTAAAGTTCCTGAAACCGCCCCGGCATTTATACCGGCAGTTAATGTAACCGCTCCGGTATGAGTTGTGGTTCCAGTCACGAGAAGATTCTGTGTCACCGTAGCATCGGTATCAATCAACAGACTATTTGCACTCAATGCTCCGACAATATCAAAGCCAGCACCATAAGAAACCGCCCCGGTAAGGGTAGTAACTCCGGTGTGGGTCGTGGTTCCTGTTACGAGAAGATCCCCAGATATCGTAGCGTTTGCATCCACAAGAACACTCCCAGCGTCAAGGGCGTTTGTAATCGAAAGTGCTTGAATAACAAAATCGGCATCCTCGTCTACTGACGCGGGAGTAATAACATCATTCCCTATGGAGGATACTGCACACCCCGCTGCACCTGTTATCTCTGTAGCCGTCAAAGCACCAGCTGCAAAATGTTCATTTGCAAGGGCGTTGTCTGCAATCTTGGCAGAAGTTATTGCATCGGCGTTAATAGCTGTTGCCGTAATAGCATTAGCATCAATCGCCTTAACCTGAACGTCCAGGTAATCCGTGGCTGCAACTGCGAAAAGACTATCATAAACGTTAGCATTCACGACCATGAACTCTGCCCATACAGGCAAACACGCGCTTGCGTCACTCACAAAAAAGGTTAGCCGTCCTTCCTCTGAGGGAAACCCGTCAGTAATCACAAGTGTATACATACCGTGGGCTTTATGCGTGAATGTGAGCGCAGAAGCGTCCTGGAATGTAGTTCCGTCATGCTTCATAATTTCTGCGCTGTCAGCAGTACCCAGCGCAATGTCTGTAACCGGCGTTACACCATCGTCCTTATCTAAAAATGGGCCAACTAAGACTGTCGCCGCTGTGTCTGCCTTTAAATATTGCATTTAATTTCTCCTTATATTCTCATTTGTCTATAATGGTGCATTGCTAATGGTGGCACTGTAACCCCACCAACTGTATACTCAATATCTAGGGTGGGAGGGTAATCATCCCAATCATCAACATTGATTCTGATATGACTTCCATTAGTTGATGATCCTTGTGCTTTGAGCGCAAAACGCATATTATCGTTAGTACTATATCCGCTCAAATTAACAATATCCTGCACACAGTCAGTGATATCTAGCTCATATTCTGTCCCGTCAACCCAATCGCCTGAAGCGTCGATTGTAACAGTATCACCAGCGCTTGAGTCTGTAAAGCCACTGGTGGGACGTGATGACGAACCCCACGCGCCAGAGTAATTGGCTCCGATATCTCCATAGCATATAAAAATTACAGTGGTTTCGGTTGTTGACCCCGCTTCGACGGTTAGTGTCGCATCAGTGATCGTATCCCCCTGTGCTATGTCCGGGATC